CCAATGAATCTGACTAGTGATCCTCCTGCTGCTCCTAGTGCGCTAGCCAGTGCAGGACCAAATGCAGATCCGAGCAAGTTTGCCGCCAGATTGGATAAAAACCCTCCTTTGCCTGTTGCATCTTTTCCGGTTGCTTTTGATACAACATTTTTTATTGCGGAGTCTTTGGTTCCTTCAAGTTCACTTTCCCGCGCCCGCAGTTCAGCCGCGTCGCTTTCGGGAATCATCTTGTTTTCTATCATGGAACGTATACGGAAAACTTCTTTGTATATTTGACCGAGAGTGGAATTGATGCCCCTTAATGCTGAATCATTCCCAATTGAGCCGCCCGTAGAAGACACCCCCGCCATTCTTTCTCCTCTTCCCAAGTCTCCTCCGCGCAGCCCCCCTCTTCCCGTTCTTTCTGATATTTTCTCTCCTAGTTGCCCGCTATATTTTTCTAGTTCTTCCGATGCAATTCTTCGTTGCTGTACGAATTGCCCCAAAAACCCACCAACCACAGGAATTTGTGACACTATTTTTTCTGGTAGTGTTTTTTTGAAATCTTGTACTTTTTCTTTCACATACTCTGCAAAAGATGTGCGTTTCTTTAATTGCACTTCTATGGGAGCAATGATTCGGTCTAGTTCACCTGCTATTGCAGATTGGTTTCCGCGAGTCCGTTGAGCAATTTTTCTGATGAATATGAGTTTTTGATATATCTGCTTTGCATCTGCTGTTGATGCTTTCATTGACTCTTCAGACAAACTCGCTGCTTCTTGCAGCAACTCATATGCCGCCGCGCCTGCGGGGTTCGTGACATCGAACTGATCGCGGTTTTCTCGTATGTAAGCGTTTATTCGCGCTCTGACCCCCGAAGTTTCTCCTATTACTAGTTGCTCTAGTTCACCCGTGCCAAATCCCATAGCAGCACGTTGTGCTCTAATAGCCTCAAGTAGTCCGATCATATCAGATGGAGTATTTTGGGTTGACTGAACAGATGGTTTTGCGTACCCCACTTTCATTTCAGGAGATAGGGGCAAAAACCTTCCGCCCTTTCTTCCCTGACGAGCAGCATACATCTGTCGTAGTTCTTTTTGTGTGACGCTTTTCTTTGCCATGATTCAGCCTCGCATCATGCTTAAAATGGTCACAGTTGTTTTTTGTTTAGTGCTTGATCTTTTTGTTTTTTCAAATGTGAGATAAGCATCTGTATGTATACCTCTCGCTCCCACGGCATCATTTGTTCAATTTCTAGGAGTGAGTACCCATGATGTTGCATCAGATTGAAATTCGTTTGATAAAAAGCCCCCAAGTCAGTGTGACACAGGGCTACTGAAAAAAATCAGAAACGTTTTTGAGTTCGATCCTCACCTTCTGATTGCATTCAGGACAAGTGTATGCGAATTCGTACCGTAACTCGGGAACGCTTTGTATGAATTCAAGTATCTTGGCAAACTGATCTGGTAGTAAATTGTCTATGAAGTCAGACAATTCCTTTGGATTTATGTCTTTTGCTTGGTGTATCTGATCATTCAGTATCACGGACTCAATGCACTTCTTGGAAAGATCAAACGCAATTTCCACTTCTGATTTGTCGTGATCCACATCATGTATGGTTGGATATTTCATGACAATCGACAGTTCTGGTGTGATAGCGATGGTCGGATCTATTTTTGGCTTGTCTTGCTCGCTTATTGTTATCTGATCTAGTTTGAGTTTGATTGAGGACTCTTTTCCGCAGTGATTGCACACAGCCTGCGGCTTTACTTCCTCTCCAACAGACTTGCATCGTATTTGTAGGAATGCGTATTCTGCATCTGCTGCACAGATTTTCTTTGTGTCGATGGTGTTTGATGTGCAAGCAAGAATCACATTACGCATGGCATCATTTATTTGATTGATGCTTTTGGACTGCACTGCAAGCAGTAAAACCTTTTCTTCTTTCACAACAAAGGGTCTGTATTTTGTTGTTATTCCAGATACGGGCAGCGTCATAGTATATGTGGGAAGCGAGGCATTAGCCAGGTTCAAATTAGTCATCGTGAAGTCCTTTAACTGTTTTTACTGAATTTTCGGAAATAGTTGGAAAATGTCTGATGGCTTTGTGCCACTATTGTTTGTGTATCCAATGTATTCCGAACTGTACTTTCTGAAGTTTAAAACCACTTCTTGTCGCAGAAAGTCATTGTCTTTGTCGTATGACAATTGCAGATCGCCTATAGACTTGGGGTATACCTCTTCAACAATAAATCTGTGGGTGGGCTTGTCTGATCTCGTCAGTATGTCTATCCTCATATCACAAACGTAATCATTGTAGTACTGAAATTTGTAGTCGTCTCTTCGGCACACAAGGTTGAACCAGTCTTCGAAGAATTTTCTCTCTCGCATATCAGCAGACAGCAACACGGATAGAGTCATTTCTCCTGCATAGATTGCTTCATACGGCATATTTCTTGCTGGACCGTAGAATCTGTACGGAACGGTAGAGAACGATCTTCCTGGAACAGTGACGGAATCACATCTTACGGTCATGTTTCGCAATTGATCGTAGTTTCCAGTGTTGAATATTTGGGGAACACCAAACAAAACCTCATATCGGTTGCTGAAAGCAACGCTTGATCGGTTTATTGCTTCAAATATCTGTCCGATTCCAGCGGAGACATCTGCCATTACGTTTTTCCTTGTACGATTTTTTTCCGTGTGTGTATGTACACGATTTCTGGTTTTGCTTCTCTGAATCTTCCTACGCTATGGTTTACCATTTCTTCCCACATATCAAAAGGAACAACAACGGGTCTGCGTTTCATTCCTTTCCACAGATAACTTCTGTAGCAGGGTTTGAAAAATCTGAATTTCTTTCTTGCTGCTAGTCTATCGTAATCAATCAGTAGACGCGATCTCCACTCTTGACTCCCTTTTATTGTCGGTAAGTCTCGCATTACAGAATCAAACAGGTATTTTCTAAAGTCGTCCCCCAAAAAATGTAGATTTACCCCTTCGAAGCCACCACGGTACACATTAGTTACGAGTACTAGAGGAAACGAATCGTAATATGTATTTCTTGAAATATGGGATTTGCTCACGGGCTTGTATTTGAAAAATATGAGTTGACCTTGAAAAAGACGGGTGGGAACAGATAGTTTCTGATCTTGCTGCACCATCTGGAGAAACCTGATGTACAACTGATCCGTTGCCCCTAGAGCAGTGGTTGTTTCTTCTATCAGAGCGAGTAGTTCTGTTTTTGGATCAGACGGTTTCATTTTGGTTTTCCGAACAAATCGTCCTCTGTTAGTATTTTGAACTGCCACCCTCTTGTTTCCGATACTCGTTTTGCTGCTTCCCATTTAGCCTGATTGGTGATCCAGGTTTTAACCTCTGTGATGTATCCTTTGGAAATCCTAGATTTCTTTTCTGGTTCGCGGCACTGTTTTTTTGGTTTTATTTCAACCAACCAAGTTTTTACTCCCTCTGGAGTCTTCAGTTCCACTAGAAAGTCTACAAAGTAACGGTGCTGCTTTTTGTCTATGGGACTCACATACGGTATTACCACTTCTTCGGAAGCCCATCGCAGAACATTTGTGCTGGTGTCACAGTATTTCATGAACTTTCGTTCCCACATACTTCTATAGATAATCTTTGTGGGATCTCCCATATATTTGGTGGGATTGGTGGGGGAAAAAAATCCTTTGTACGCCATACTAAATATGTAGTCGCAAATCAGAGGAATTCCATGTCTGCCATTCCAAATCCATTCCCATTGTTTACTACAGATGGTAAGCCTTTTGTCGCCACCAATCGGTATGGCACGGGTAGGTACAGCGAGCAATTCTACAACGATCAAATAGCCGATCCCGTACTCAAAAGTCTTGATGGAACTCCTGCCAAGCGCAGGGGATCGCGCACCCGACCGTCTGTTATGCGCTATCCATACGATCTTGGAAATGCACAGGTGCCCCATGCAATGCAGTTCAAGATATTTTGGAGGTGGGAGAACAAGGATGTGGTTCAGAGTCTGAACTCTCAAAAAGCCGAAAGTGTAAAAATGATCGGCAATCTCAACACCCTTTCTAGTTTGGTTGAAGGCGGAAATCTTACACCTGATATGTTGCTGAAAAGCCCTTTGTCCAACGAGCAAGTTTCCGCGTATTCCGACATAATAGATGATCCGAATTATCTAAAGGTGGTTGATCCTAATGCCAACGATAACATGGCAACCCTGTTGCAGAACAATCCAGGTAAGGCTAAATCAGTTTTAGAAGAAACTGTTCGATCCGAACAAATGCGAATAACAAGCATAGAGAACGAGTTGAGTAACGGTGCAGGTAGAGTTGGATTAGACGAAAATGAGCGTTTGCAAATTCAAGACCGAACAAGCACCTCTATTTCCAATCTTGATATTGGACAGGCTGCTTTGGTTGGTGGAGGGGTCGGTTTGCTTGCAGGCGGCGCAGTTGGCGCGCCAGTTCCTGGTGCTGCAATAACAGGAACGGGAGTAGCAGGAACAGTGGGTGTTGCAAAAGCCGCAACGAGAGAGCCTGTGTATGACCAAATGGTTTCAATTTATCTTCCGTTTTGCACCAAAGTGAACAACGAAGATTCCTTTTTGTATGAAGATCCATCGCAAGCGATTATTGGTGGTGTGGTTGATTTTCTTGGAAGACCTGTGGACACCGCTGCTCAGGGACTTCAAGCACTTGTTCAGGGATCGCTTGACAAGATTTTGCCTGGTAGTGTTGGAGTGGGAACAGGAAAAGTCATAAACCCAAGACTGGAAAAACTGTTTAAACAAAAGGATTTTCGAAACTTCTCTTTTTCTTGGGAATTTTATCCAAGAACACAGCAAGAGGTTCAAGAAATCAAAGATATTATCGAAACTTTTCGATACCACTCCCATCCCGCGAGAATGGAAGAAGTTGCTGGCGATGCGGAATCAGATGTTCTTGTTGTGTTGAGGGTTCCTGCCGAGTTTGAGATTAGGTTTCTTTCAACCAATCCAGATCGCGGTCAAGCGGGTTTTGTCGAAAACGAATACTTGCCAAAGATCGCTAGATGTGCGCTGGTATCGGTGGCAGTTGATTACACTCCAAATTCTGTTTTCAGCACATTTGTCGATAATTCTCCCACAGCAATCACGCTTACGCTTAACTTCAGCGAAATGGGAATTCTTACACGCGATGCTGTTGAGAGAGGTTTCTGATGGCATATTTTTCCAAATTTCCTGTACTACAGTATCCTGTCCGAGACGGAAACACATTTCGTTACGCTTTGGTGACAAACATATTGCGTAGAGTGGTTCTCAGTGATGATGTAAAGGGAGCCGATGGTGCTTTTTTAGAATACAAGATAAAAGATGGAGAAAGACCAGAGCATATTGCTGAACGAGTATACGGTGACGCGGAGTACCACTGGCTTGTTTTGTTGACCAACAACATTATTGATCCGTATCACGATTGGTGTAAAACAGGACAAGCCCTAGAGCAGTACATACAGCAAAAATATCCTGGTTACACCATTTACATATCGAATACAAACGGAACACTGTTTTACTCTAGCCTTGTCGGGCGTGGTAGCACACTAGCACAAGGTGGGTTAAACACGCAAATTTTAGAATACAATCCACAATACTCTAAATTGGTTGTTCGTGGTGGAGACTTCAGCGAAGGAACTGCCACTATTGGTGTTTCTGGAGGTGTGTCCCTTTCTGTCAGCATCAAGCGAGTAGAACCGACTGCACAAGCACTCCATCATTTTGAAATAGAACACACTAGCGGAATATGTGGCGCAAACGAACTGTTTCAGCCTGATCCAATGAGTCAGAGAACTGCTAGTTTTTCTGTTGTTGGTGGGATGGTTGGAATCACTCAAGACGAATATCCTTCCTCTAGTTCGGGAATCAACTATGCTGGATCTGGAATCGTAGAGTTTTGGGAAACGTATATTGGAACGTATATGGGAGTTTCTGGCTCTAAAAACAGTACATACGCTGTTTCCAATTACAGTTATGAAAACGCGGTGAATGAAAGCAAAAGAACCATTAAAGTGCTACATCCCCGTTTCAAACGACAAGCAATTGCGGAACTAGAGTCTCTATTGAGGGTTTGATATGTCAGACATTCAGGGACACGGTTCAAATTTAGCAGCCGGAAACTACAAACTAGAAAAGTTTGTGGTGTATTCTTTGATCGGAAACAAAACCGCCGGTCTTAAAAACTTGTTTCAACGTATAGAGGTATATGAAGATTTGTTTTCTCCGTATGTTTCTGCGAAACTGTATATGGAAGACGGAGTAAACTTGCCTGAAAGTTTTCCGTTTGTGGGTCACGAAAAAGTGGAATTGTCTTTTAAGACAGATGTGAATGCATTTTCTCCTGTTGAGTTGGTGTTTCGTGTGTATAAGTTGGATGCACACAAGATATTGCCAAACGGCAAAGTTCAGCAGTATGTTTTGCATCTAATGAGTGAAGCGGGATTCTTTGATTACTCGCAGTATTGCGGGTATGCCATGAGCGGTCCCGTTTCGGAGATGGTACACGGAATCTTTCGTAAACACTTTCCTGAAAATGTATGGAAAAACCGTTTGTTTGTTCAACCAACAAAAGACAGGTATTCCTTTGTTGTTTCTAGGGCGTTCACGCCTCTCAAAGCCATTAGTTGGTTGTCTACAAAAGCACACAGTGAATCTGGAGATGACTATAGCCCATTCATGTTCTATGAAAGTTTAGACGGACATCGCTTTAGAAGTCTTGGCAGCATATTGGAACTTGCGTCTGCAAACATTCCAACCTATGTGTATACAGTTGCAAACATTGGAGTTCTCGGTGGAGAGCGATCTAGCGTGGGTGGGTCTGGAGTGTTGCCTAGAAGGTATGAAAAGATACAAAAACTAGAAGAGTTGAGTCGCTTTGATGCAGTTTCGAACATAATGAACGGAATGGTGTCGTCTCGGCTCGCGGTTCACGACCTTTTGCGTAAACAGGTACGGGTAACCGATCTTTTTGAGCCAAACTTGTTTCCAAAAATAAAGAAACTAGGCACAGAGCCACACTTCAGGCAAAACGATCCCGAATCGTCGCGGTTGTTTAGTCAAGGAGCAGCGTATTACTATCAACCGTCTACGGGGTACACCGTTTACTCTTCAAACAATCAGATAGCAGACAACTTCAATATAGAGTCCTTGTATTTACGCAGAAAATATCACATCAATTCTTTCCTTGCTCAAAAAATTGCGGTAGAGATATTTGGCGATAGTAGCAGGAGAGTGGGTGATACGGTGCGTGTTCGTGTTCCAAAGCCTCAAGCAGATGTCACGGCAAAGGATGATGTTGAAGATAAGAATTTGAGTGGAGATTATCTTGTCACCGCAATAAGACACACTCTTGCTACAGCATATAGTTGCAAGATGGAACTATCTAAAAATTGTATGGGGGTATAATGACCGAATTTGCTGGACTTGGTGGATTTGTGTGGTGGCACGGTGTCGTGGAAGACACCGCCGATCCGCTGTACCTCGGACGGTGCAGAGTTCGTGTGTTTGGATTTCATTCTGAAGACAAAACTGAACTACCAACATCTGCTCTTCCGTGGGCGTATCCCATGCAGCCCATTACTAGTGCTGCTGTTTCGGGAATCGGTCAGTCTCCCACAGGACTGCTTGTGGGTTCTCATGTGTTCGGATTCTTCAGGGACGGGGACGAAGCGCAAGACCCTGTGATGATTGGCTCGTTTGGCGGTATTCCGCTTGAACGAGCCGACACAAGCAAAGGCTTTGCTGATCCAAGTGGGCGGTATCCCGCAAAGCCTTCTGATGTAGAAGCAAAGCAGTTTCCAATTGGAGTTTCAGTTATTGGAGAGCAGGACACCAATCGCCTTGCCCGAAACGATGATGAAGAAAAGATGAAGGGTACGGTGGCTGCGTACAGGGCTTCCACCGTTCAGGTGGACATTCCAAGCACACCAGACATTTCTGGTGGAGGCAAGTGGAGCGAGCCACAGACACCCTATGCGGCAGAGTACCCAAAAAACCATGTGAAGTATACCGAGAGTGGACACATTGAAGAATGGGATGATACACCTGGCGCAGAGCGAATTCACCAGTTCCACGAGTCAGGAACATTCACCGAAATCGGCAGCGGTTGGCAGAACAATCCAGACGGAACCCGTGTGCAGCGAATCGTAGGTGATGACTACGAGATCGTTCACGGTGACAAAAAGGTTTACATCAAGGGTCAGCAGGGACTGAATCTTGTGATTGACGGCGCAATCAACCTTACAATTAATGGTGGCGGAAATATTCAGATCAACGGCGACACAAAAATACTGACAAAGAACAATGTTGACTTGCAGATTGAGGGAACTCTCAAGGCTTCAGGCAAGACCATTGAGTTCTATGCGGATGGAGATATTGGATTCTCTGGTAGAAGCATTTCTTTCATCACCGATAGCAATGTGATGGTCATGCAGCAAGGCAAGCGCATAGAGGTGAACTCTGGCGAGCCTGTGCTGAAGCCCAAGCGGGTGGATGTGAAGGGTGGTGGATCGTGACCTATCGCGGAACGCATCGCAAATATAAGACAGGCTCCTCACAATACGAGGTGTATTCGTATGGAGATATTGTTGTACGCAACGGCGTATCGTATGTGTGCAATGTAGAAAGCACAAGCGGATACATTCCAGAAGACTCTGGCTCGGGATTTGTGGTTCTTGGTGGAGGCACAGGAGGTAGTGGCGGCGGCACAGTCAATTTTGCATTCAGCCCAACACCCCCTGCATCGCCTAGTGCAGGAGATCAATGGTTTGACAGCAACAGCGGTATACTGTATGTGTATGTGGTAGACAGCAACAGCGGACAATGGATTCAGCCTAATGCGGGTTCTCCTTCTGTTGATGGGGGAACCTACACATGAGCATCAATTTTCCTGGTTCACCAAGCAGCGGACAGATTTATGAGTTCAATGGGTTGCAGTGGGAGTGGACTGGAACTGCGTGGCGGTCTTTGGGGTTTTCTCCTGTTGTGTATGTCGCGGGAGCAACTGGCGCAACAGGACCGCAAGGAGCCACTGGACCGCAAGGCAGCACTGGTCCGCAAGGTGCTACGGGTGCAGCCTCTACCGTGCCAGGACCAACGGGAGCGACAGGTGCAGCAGGAGCCACTGGACCGCAGGGTAACACAGGAGCAACAGGATCAGCAGGGGCAACAGGACCACAGGGAGCCACTGGAAACGATGGTGCAGCAGGAGCCACTGGACCAGCAGGAGCAACGGGGGCAACAGGATCAGCAGGGGCAACAGGACCACAGGGAGCCACTGGAAACAATGGTGCAGCAGGAGCCACTGGACCACGAGGCAACACGGGAGCCACTGGTCCAACGGAAGAGAGCATAGGATTCTTTATAGACACCACTCCTGATGATGTGTCTACAGGATCAAAAGGGTTCCGCCGAATTGCATATGATGCACAGGTTCTTGAGTGGGCTGTTTTCGGTGGGCAGACTGGAAGCATCAGCGTTGACCTGAAAAAGAGCAGTTACTCCGACTACTCCACCTTTACTAGTTTTGTCGGTGGAGACTATCCGAACCTGACATCTCAAACAAAGAATCAGAACACTGGAGTGACTGCGTGGGGCGGAATCTCGGCTGGAGACTTGGTTGAATATGTCATAGATACCAATACGGGAATACAGAAAGTCGGAGTGTTCGTCAAGATACGGAGAATCACATGAAAGTAGCAGTAGATCACCATTTCACAGGCGCAACACTTGGTTTTACTGGCGGTCTTCCTGCCGTTGGTTCAACTGCGGGTGGCTACGACTCCAGCAAGACCCTGCTTTCCTCGCTTCTTCGCCAAGCCACAGGATCAAACCCCGAGGACAAGTACATCTCTCCCGATCCAGCAGCCATCGTAAACATTCCCGAAGTGTTTGTTGGCGCACAGTATATGCCCCATGTTTACAAGTGGTCGGACAACATCTATTGGATTTTTGCAGTAACCAATGCAACTGCTGCCACAACAAGAACCATAACACTCACGGAGTTTAACTCAAGCACATTTACCTTGACCTACAAGGGGTACATTACTCTATCGGGAACCACGGTCGCAGGAAACAAAACTGTTCGTTCGCTTCGTGGGATCGTGTATAAGCATACATCGGGAACAGTTTCCACAAGTGGCTCTTCCACCACCATCACAGGGTCAAGCACACAGTTCACCACAGACCGCATTGCAGTTGGAGCAAGAATTGGGTTTGGAACCACAGACCCAACCGCAGTCACCACATGGTATGAGATTAGTGCCATTGCAAGCGACACTTCGCTTACAATCAGCGCACCCGTAAATTTGAACGCAGGCACATCGTATGTCATTGAAGAAATTCGTCTTGCGGTTGCCTGCACAAATGCAACAGTTCTTAACGGCGGTGTGCATCTAATCAAGGGATTGAACCACGGTACATTCACAAGTGGTGGAACAACCATTACTGAAGCAACCACAACAGACAATATTCGTGCATCGTATCTGCTTACTGATGCGGTAGGAACTTTGGGAACTGCTACGGCAACGGTGACATACAGCACTACAAACATACTGTCTTTGAGTAATCACGGACTCAATGTTGGTGATTCAGTTCAGTTCACTACTACAACCACCCTACCAACAGGATTGGCTGCGGGAACCACTTACTATGTTATTGCCACAAATCTTGGAGCCAATCAGTTTTCTGTTTCCACATCTTTCAATGGCTCCATAACATCTATTACTGCTGCGGGTTCGGGAACACACACGGTTCACTCTGTCAGTAGTAAAATTGCAGCAACACTTGCGGTGGATGATGACGGTCGTAGTGCCACAAGCCACGATTTATACCTTGTGAATGCCGCAAACTGCCAAGTAGTCAAATACAACATACGAGCAGCATTGACTGTTGGCGCACTTACAGGTGGTCCTGCAAGCGGAACAAGCGTGAGCGCATTCGTCCACAAAACAGGAACAGTTGCGATTACAGGAACCATTTCACAGGTCAACAGCGGAAGAATCTTCACCGTGAATCACGGTTCTGCATCTGGTATCAAGAGTCTGTATTTTGTTACCACAACCAGAGTTTACCGATGCCCTGTGTCCAGTCTTACAAACGGTGGCACATCGTGGCTCACAGATTCCATGTTGGAAGTTGCTCCTGGCGGTTCTACAACTTACACCACACTAAACTCAATGTCTCAAGTAGACTACTCTTCTACTGTTGATCGTCTATTCATAACAAACACAAGCGGAAGATTGGGAACTTATGTGACTCCGTATGTCACAGCAGGAGAGCAGTTTGAGAAGTATATTGGAGCAAACCTTAGCCGATTGAAACTTACTACTACCCAATCAGGTGCAAGCGATGGTCTGTTTCCTCAAGCATCTTTAACTATTTGGACAGAAGACGGATGGATGTTTGCGATTCCAAACTCAACATCATCAGGACAAAACTGGCTGTATGTGTTTCCGTTCGGAGCAGATGCGTATTACGAATCCACAAGCAGACAAGCAGTAATCACTCCTAAACTTGCAACCACGAACGCAAGCAAACTCTACCATGTGTATGTTGACCATATGGAATACGCAGGAGACTACGGACTCGGATTTCCTGTTGAGTCCTACAAGAAGTGGTATCGCACAAGTGGCATAGACGATAATAGTGGTGCATGGACAGAAATTGCTACAGCAGCGGATTTGGAAGCCGCTGCCGTATCTGATTACATTCAGTTCAAGATTGCGTTTGATATCATGGGCGAAATCTGCGTTCCAACCCGCATCTACTCTATTGTTTGTTTGTATGAAGATTCCTCGCAGGATTCGCGCTATCAACCATCTCTTGCAAAGTCTTCTGCCGCAAACAGGCAGTTTGTTTGGAAACAGGTTTCCTCCTGGGGCGGAAATATTCCCGACTTGAGATTCCGACTGTACAACACAGCCACAAATTTCCTTGTGCTAGACGATACTGTTACGGGTTCAAACTACGGAACTTGGGAGTATTCACCAGGTGGAACTGCTTGGAGTGGTTGGAGTTCTGGTGCAGACACCGTTGGTAACTACATTCGCTACACAGCAGATGAACTGCCAAACAACATCACGGTCCGCGCACTGCTAACACAGGCATAAAATGGTAGACGACATCGTTTTCTATGGCGCGTATTTTTTTCTTGAACTGCCTACCTACAGTTCAGGAACTATTGCTCGGATAGAGGCGCAGAGCGAGTACTTTGAGATCAGGATTCCGAACAAGGAAGCCGTAAGCATTTTTTGAGGAGAACTCATGCCAGGATCTGGAGTGTGTAGAGCCAACGTAGATACCGCAGGGGGAACCATACTAGTGGGGAACCCCTTCTTTTTCGTTGACGGATTTCCTGTGGCTGTACAGGGTAATCCCGTACAAGATCACGGCATCAACGAACATGATAACGCAGTTATGCAGCAGGGCAACTCTAATTTTATCGTTGGTGGATTGCCCATATGTACAACAGCAAGCAGAGCAAGTTGCGGGCATCGCCCAACAGGTTCAGGTACTTTTTTTGTAGGGTAATATATGAGTACAAATAATCCGTGTCCGTGTCCAGAAACAGTTAGTGATTGCGACAAGAGCATTTTGTCTTTCGGACTGACTTCCGAAATGTTCAACAATCCAAACGCTGCTGCCGTATCTGCTGTTCGTCAACTCGGTGGAGCAAACGGGGCGCGCATTCAGGGATTGATTGAAGCAGCCAATTCGGGTGGAGTCGGAAATGCGATTCCTGTTATTTCAAGAATTCAGCAACTGCTCACTAGCCAAGAAGCCATTATTACTGCCTTTGAGAATGAAACCAAGAAGTTTACTACGGTTCAGGGTCTATTGAGCATAGTGAGCAATCTTAGTTTGTACGCAAACCTTACGTGTGCATTAGGGATACCAGGATTGGATATTGCTGCCGGATTAAATGTTGTTAACGGAAACGGTCAGTCTTCTATACAGGCTGTTTTGGCAGCAAACGTGGATCTTGAAAGAGTGTTGAATTCTTTTGTTCCTGGAACAGGCACGGCATTAGCGCAGTCTATTCAAGACTTTCAGGGAATATTGGGTTCCATTGCCGACACCATAGAAGCAGTAAGTGGAGCACTTGATGGGCTAATGAATGAAGCCGCTGCTGTTTTGGCAGAAGCAACCGCTTTTGTTCAAAAATATACAGATATTAGTTCGTTGGCTAACCTTGTGAATCTGGCGAACACGGATCCGTGTTTTAAATTGGGGTCGATCATCAATGGAAATTTGATCAGTCCAGATTTTCTTAATGCTATACGTGGAGTGGTTCCGCCACAAGGTTTCCCGCCAGGCACACCAAACCCTTGTGCTGGTACTGGATTTGGATCAGTTGGGGGATTCCGATGACACATTCTTCTGACGGTTTTTCTGCGTTTCGTGAAACCGCACAATTAGTGGGGGAAGTGTTTGGTGTTCTTCTCACTGGTGTCTTTATTGGAGCGTGGGGAGCAATCAAGAATAAAAAGGTAAGCATTTTGTGGAAACGAAAACAAGAACAGAGGCAGGTTGAGACACACAGCCAACTACACGAAATACTTACAGAGTTGCGAGTCACCGTTCGTGCGTGCCGATGCTTAATATTTCAATTTCATAACGGTGGATCTTTTGCAGACGGAACAAGCATTAAACGATTTTCTGTTACACACGAATCGTGTTCTGTTCTGTCGCAAACCATGATTCTTGAGTCTCAAGATGTGCTAGTGTCCAGATACTCAAGTCTCATGGAAACACTAGAGACACAATCTGGAAAAATTATTGCAGTGAATGCTTTGCCGGTGTCTGCATTTCGTTCTTCGCTTGAGATAAATAGCGTGGAGTACTTCAGTATTGTTCCCTTGCGGTGTTCTGATGGGATCAGCCCGCTTGGATTTTTGATGTGTCATTGGTGCTCTTCTGACTCTTTAGATGAGATTGAATCCGAAGGAATAAATCAGGCTTCTATTGAGGGGATTATTGTGGATACTGCAAACAGAGTAAATTCGCATTTGATCTACAAAACAGGAAACCACTAATGGCATTACGAATTGCATCTACTAGCAATAAATCAGTTTTTTCTGACATAGATCCCAACTTTACTCGCAGTCCGAAAACTGGAGATTTGCTATTGGTACGCGACGATGCTGCCATTAGATTGTCTGTAAAGAATTTGCTGATGACTGCTTTTGGAGAGAGGCTTTTTCAGCCAACAATCGGAGGAAGTCTTCGACCCCTTTTGTTTGAACCCATTGATGCTATAACCACTATGGAGATTCGTGACAGAGTTCTTCAAACTATTTTCAATCACGAGCCAAGAATTCAAAATGTATTGGTTGATGTCACTGCTAATCCCGATGAAAACGGATATGTAGTTGGTGTGGAGTACTCTGTTCGTGCTATTGGAAAAACTGACCGCATAACGGTGGTACTAGAAAGGGTGCGCTGATGGCAAACACTAACAATTTCAATGTTGTTGGTCTTGATTTTGAGCAAGCAAAAGCGTCTCTTAAATCGTTTTTGCAGTCGCAAGAAACACTCAAAGACTACAATTTTGACGGGTCTGTTTTGAGTACTGTGCTTGATGTGCTTGCATACAACACTCACTATCAGTCTTTTTATGCCAACATGGTCGCAAACGAGATGTTTCTTGATAGTGCTGTTCTGCGTCCATCGGTGGTTTCTCATGCAAAAACTCTTGGTTATATTCCAACTTCTCGCCGTGCTGCAAAATCAATTCTAACGGTTTCTCTGAATGTGGCATCAGAAACCACCTATCTGTCGCGTGGTTCGGAATTTGTCGGAACTGATTCTGCCGGAACACAATACCGTTTTGTGCTTTTGGATACAAAATACGCGAACAGCGAAACACAGAAATTTGAAAATATTACTGTGTATGAAGGAACATTACGGCGTATGTCGTACATTTATGATCGCACAAAACGTATTGGATCGTATCTGCTGATACCCAACGATAAAATAGATACCAGCACTATCCGTGTTCGTGTAAAGGCTTCATCCACAGACAATACAGGAGTCGGTAATGTTTGGACCGAAGCCACATCATATATTGATTTAACTCCTACCTCAAAGGTCTACTTTTTGCAAGAGCGGGAGTCTGGTATGTACGAGTTGTTTTTTGGAGACGGATTTCTGGGATTGCAGCCCGAAACTGGAAGTCTCATCACTGTAGAGTATTTGGAAACGAATGGAGATGTTGCAAACGGAATAAGCACGTTCACCACATCAATCAGTGGAGCAGGTGCCATAACAGTAAACAGCATTTCTTCTGGCGGTGCTCTGGAAGAGAGTGTATCTAGCATCAAGTTTCTTGCTCCTCGCTACTATCAGTCTCAAGGAAGAGCAGTAACAGAGGACGATTATGCTGCGGTGGTTGTAAAAGAATATCCTACTGCTGACTCGGTTTATGTTTACGGTGGTGATCGACTGATGCCCCCACAGTACGGCAAGGTTTTTATTGCGGTAAAACCACGCTCTGGTACTGCACTAACAGTTTCAGAAAAATCTAACTTGGTTCGCGTTTTGCGTGAAAATCGCTCGGTTGTAACGGTTGTTCCAGAAGTGGTTGACGCTGATTACATTGATCTGGTGGTGGACTGTTTGGTTACATACGATCCAACACGAATCACGTATGGAGCAGGAACGCTGAAGGCTATTGTTGCGGCTTACATTTTTACCTATTCGTCCTCTATTCTTGAGAAGTTTGGATCAAACTTCTACCACTCCAAACTTGTGCAGGGGGTGAATAGTTTGAGCGAAGGCATACTGGGAAACGAAACAAGAGTAATGATGAGAAAAACCATAAACTTGGCAACTTTGCTTGCGAGCAAAGGGTTTTCCGTAGACTTCAAAAACCCACTGTACCACCCACACGATGGACACTCGTTTGTGGTGTCTTCGACTGAATTTTCCCATATAAACACCACAGGAACTTATGTTTCTGGTTGCGTGATTCGTGATGACGGATACGGAAATCTTGATATCGTCAGCAAAGACGAAAACACAGGAGTGGTGAATCTGGTCTATCCTAAAATTGGAAGGGTTGACTACAAAAAGGGAGTGGTCAGTGTAAACACTTTGTTTTCTCCAGAGACGACGAGTATATTCTTCACCATAACAGCAGAACCACAGAATCTGGATATCTTTGTGGAAGAAAACAAAATACTACGGGTCAGTCGTGGGTACTCTGATTCTATTCGGGTATCTGTTCAATCACAAACGAGTCGCACAGAAACACTGAAGGCGTAATATGAGTACTGTGAATAATATAGTTCTTGAAACCAGAACAGAAGAACTTGAACGGATACTGTCTCCTTTTATAGAGGAGCAGTTTCCAGATTTTATGAAAGCAGACTACAGAAAACTAGTGTTGTTCATAAAATCGTATTATGAGTGGTGTGAAAAGACTGGAAATCCTGGTTATGTGTTGAGCAATGTGAACTTCGCACAGGACACAGACAAGAGTCTGGAAGAATTCTATTCCCATTTCAGGGAAACATATTTGCGTGGTTTTGTTGATACATTTGCAACAGACTCTACTGGTAGAATGCCCAACAAAAACACTCTGTTGAAAAAAATACGAGAGTTTTACGGAGAAAAGGGCACGGAAAGTGCGTATCGTTTTTTGTTTCGTGTTCTATACGATTCGGATCTTGAAATCGCGTATCCTGGCGATGATATTCTCAAATTGTCGGATGGAAACTGGATTGAAGAAAAGTCCATCAAGACAAGCAGTTCAAATGGCTCTGCACTGTTTTCCTGTAAGAACGGACAACTGATACAGTACTCTGGAAATGCTGTGGTTGCGAGTGCGTTTGTGGACAACGTTATTCAGTACACCGTTAAATCCCTTACCGTAACAGAATTTTTCGTCACGAACATAAACGGAACATTTGATCCCGATCTTCCTATTGTTGCAGTAAAAGACGGAACCGAGTACACGGAAATTCCGTTTTCCGTGCTTGGCTCGGTTTTCATAGAACTTCCAGGTGAAAATTACCGCATTGGTGACACGGTTGGTGTGGTTGATGTGCAGAGCGGATACGGATTTTCTGCTCGGGTGGAACAGATTGGTTTGCGTGGCAGCATCAAAAAGTTGGCTATCACAAACTCTGGTATAAACTACGCCAATGATGTGGTTGTAACTGTTTTCAGCGACACTGGACAGCAGAGTGCTAGAGTGATTGCACTGCGAACAGTGGTCACCAATTACGCGGGCTATTTTTCCGGAAATCGCGGAAAGATATCAGCAAACAAATTCATACAGGACGGCAACTACTACCAACCGTTTTCGTATGCTCTGAAGCCAGAACTGGGAATTTCTCAATATTTTGACGTTCTACGCCAAATCATTCACCCTGCTGGCATGAAAATGTTTGGATCGGTTTTGCTGAAAGGCGAAATAGAGAACACCGTTTCGTCTTCTTCACAGGCAGTGTATTACGAAAAACCTGTGGTTGGACGATACACTCCTTATACTTTGAGAACTCATAACAATCTGAGATCAGGAATATTTCTGCCAGATCAGGTTCGAGGAGCCACCCTTCAGGTATGGTTGAGTGGGTACAACATTGAAGGAAATACAAGCAGTGGAGTAACTGCTGGATGGGCAATTCCGGCATTCAACCAAAGCGATCCAGTCATAGAAGAAGATTCGCGTGAATTTCCGTTGGATCGGCTGAACGGAAAGGTAGACCGAATACTAGGTGTTCGAAACTGGACAAGTCTAGTTCGCG